CACCTTTGTTACTAGATGCATAGAATATCTTTTCACCCTTCTTCTTACCATATTGTTTCTTCATAGATTTCATAATTTTTTTACCTTTTTTACTTAATGGCATTAATCATCCTCCATTATAACGGCAGCTTGTTGAACTCCTGACTTTGCAAGGCTAACTCCTGCTCTTAATTTTGCTAAATCTTCATTTTGTTCTAATTTTTCATCAAAATTATCTCCCGATTGCATTAATCTAGCTTTTGCAATGTCTTGTTGAGCCTTATCACTATCTTTTTTACGTTCATTTTCCATAGCACGTAGATCAACTTCTCTAGCTTTTAGTTTTAACAGTGGATCAGAGTCAAATTGTGATGTAATTTTCTTCTCTTCCTTCATAAATTCTTCAGTCATCTCTGCAATTAACACAGATTTTCTAGCTTCAATTTGATTAGTAAGAGCTTGTAGTTGTTGTTGTACCATAGGATTCATTGCTGCTTGTTGTTGCATTAACATCATCTCTTGCATTTGTTCTCTATACTCTAATTGCACTTGTTCTTGTGCCATTAAACTAATGTGTTCTAAAATATTTTTTTGCATAGCAGCCATAATCGCAGGATTATTTCTAACCATATTAGTTGACATAAAATTTAAGTGAGCTGTAATATGTGCTCTGTGATCTTGACCTGGAAAAGCTTGAAAAGGTTTACCAGCTAATGCATTTATATGTTCCATACTAGGATCCATTGGTGCAGTTGGAGCCGGTGGTGGTAAAACTGCATCTACATTTTTTACACCAATTGCTTCATACATATTTCGATACACTTGATATAAGTTGTGTATTTGTGGATTACTTGTTGCGAGTTGTAATTGTGTTTGAGCCAAGGTAATTCGCTGACTCATTGAAAATATATTAGGATCAGCTACTGGAATTACATCTATTCTATCATCAAAGTCAGCTTGTTTAATGTTCCGTGCTCCACCGACCACATCATATGGATACTCTGGTGGTAAATATTGTGAAACTACTTTAGCCAATAATTTAAATTCATCTTTCATGGCTGCGTAACATCTTTTATGTATAGCACTCATGACTCTTGAACCACGTTCCAATAATGCAATCGTTGTTCCAACTGCAGCAGCTTGATTACCATCACCAACTTGCATATCAGATATAGCAGCGAACCTTTGACCTGCTGATACAACTACACCCATTAATTGTAACAATGTTTGTGATGGTTCTTTGTAAGGTAATGGAAAGAAAGCATCTCTTAAATTTCCGCCTGGTGCATCAACATCTTTAAATTCACCTGGTTGTATTGGTGATGCTTCGTCTCTAACTCTAACACCTCTTTGTTTAAATCCTGCGGGTAGATTAGATAATGTTCCTGCATCTAGTAATTGACGGAGAGCAGCCGTTGCTGTTCTGCTCAATCCGCCAATCATATGTATTAATCCAAAGCCATAAAATCCAAGTCCTGGCAGAAATTTAAAATGAACAAAATATTGAATTTTATTTTTCTTTAGATCATTGGGTGCATAGTTTCGCCTAATTGCAAGAACTATTCGGCTACCTTCTTCTACTGTCACAATGTAAGGTAATTTTATCCCTGTTGGTCCTTCAGTTCCTTGATCTTCGAAACCTTCTAAGTCTAAATTTACATGACACTCTAACAAAGTGTACATAGTTTCTTGTTTACCAACTTTTTTAGTTCCATCTAATTCTTTTTCTTTTTTCTCTACAGAGTTTTGTTCAACATTACCTGGAGGTGTCAACTCTATATCTACATAAAAACCATTTACTTGTTGTTTACGTAATTCATTCTCCGACATTTTTACAACATGTATAACTGCTTCTGCATCTTCAATCGAAGTTGCAGTATAAGGCACAATTAATTCATCTGCTGGTACAAACTTAGATACCACTCTTCCAAGTGGCACATCATAGTAAACTTTTTTAAAAGTAGATCCTGCAAGAGGTAAATGAAACAACATAGAATCAAACTCTTCTTCATACTCTTTCATTTGATCCATAATCAAATAATTCATAAAATCTTTAACACGAGTTGCTTGTTGTTCTGTTTGGGGATTTTTAATTCCTATAACTTGTGTTCTAACTGGTCCGTCTGCCGGTAATAATTCTTTGTACGCTTGAGCTTGAAATTGAGTAACTGCTTCTGCTAACACAGGATGAGTTGCACCACTAGCTCCTTGAAATGGTTCTGTTCTATTTTCATATTTAAATCCTAAAAGATCTAATCCTTGTGTATAAGATTGTTCCCAATCTTTTCTTGATGATTTGTAATCCATATAGTTTTGAACCATGTCATTACCGATAGGTTCCAAAACATCGTTGGGTAAAATATCTGCTAAATTATCAAAATGTGATTCTGTGCCAGGTATGTTTATAGATCCTGGTTCAAAGTCTATTGTTGCACCACCATCTTCTTCGGATACAACTTCTACAGGTGGTTGTTCTTTAATTTCCTCTGTAACGTCTATTTCCTCAGATGGTATCTCTACTTTTGTTCTGACTTCGTTTGGAAGTGATTTGTCTATATCTGCCATTTAATTTCTCCAGTTTAATTGTTTTAACTTGTTTTAGAGGAACATTCAACCCTTGTGGATTAGGTCCACGTAATGGTGGTATTGTAGTTGTTAACTTTTTCATTATTCTCCTAGCATTCTAGCCAGTCCACCTTCTGCTGCCTCCATTATTTTAGGTTTAATTTTTGCACCTTTAGAAGGACCTTTAACTTGTGTTCCGTCTTGTTTATAAAATTTACCTTCATGTTTTAGAAAAACAGTTCCATCATCATACTCAACATAATTATCTGTTGGCATTAAACCTTTGTCTTTTGGATTTAAAATTTCTTCTATTAATTCATAGTTTGGTCTAGGTGGTGGATCCATTAGAACACCTTCTGGTGCTAGTTTAATAGCATCATTTATTGCTTTATTTTTTAAAACTTCATTAAGTTTTTTTGCTACTGCAGGATCTGATCTAAGTCCTATGATACCACCATTATCAAAATTAATGCGTCCACCTTCAGCTAAACCTAGCTCTCTCATCTCGGCTAATATTCTTAAAATATTAGATCTTTCTGACATTGCTGCATCATAATCATCACGAAATCTTCTATTAAATTCTGCTCTTTTTTCAGAAGAAAAATTTTTGCTATATTCATCAGATAAATCAGACATTAATAATAATTCCTTTTTGGTTTAGGTTCTTTTTGATCAACATAATCTTCTGGGTGATCAATAAGACCTCCTTGTCTAAATCTCATAATCGCTTGAGTAGTGCTATCAACCAAGTCATCATGATCGCCATATGGGAACGCAGCGCATTCTTCAATGACTTCCTCAGCAAATTTTTGCTCAGGAGCCCATATCATACCACTTTCGAACAAAGGTGCAACTGCATTTACACGTGCGTGTTTATCATTTCCTTTAGAGGGTGTGAAGTTCACAACTGGTATATCCATCTTCCGTAACTCATATGTCAAAGGCAAACCACTAGCCTTTGCCTCAATAATAACTGTTTCAGGTTTCCAATACTCGTATTGTTCAAGGGCTAATCTTCTAAGCTCAGGGAACTCGTATCTGCCTTTGATAGCATCAAGAAGAATAAGATTAGCCCCTTCATCCTCACTAGGATACCAAATACCCCAAGTGGTGATAGCTGAATAATCTGCAGTTTCTTTTTTAAGAAAAGCAGTATCATAAGATTGTATAACGTGTTGTAACTGTGGGATACTATCTCCAGTATAAGTTCTCCACCACTCACGTTTTAATATTGCACCTTCCTCTGCCGTTGGGTTTTGCATCCACTGAGCGTTCCATTTGGATACAGGTAGTGTTGCTTTCACTTTCTCAAGTTCATCTTGTTTCCAATATTCAGGCCACACTGGTCCATGATCCATGATTGCTGGAAACTCGACCACGTCCCACTGATCAGCTTTAGCCTCCGACTGATTTTTAATTAACATTCCTGTTAAATCTTTTGTGCTCCACCTGGTCATTACTAAAACTATTTTACCACCTGGCTGCATCCTTTGTCTCGGACCTGAAGTATACCATTCATAGGCTGACTCTAATGCAGTCTTAGACATTGCATCTTGCTCCGAATGTGGGTCATCTATAATTAGAAGATCAGCACCCCGACCAGTGATGGCACCGCCCACTCCAGCTGCAAAGTATTCTCCGCCTTGTGCTGTTTCCCACCTACCAGCGGCTTTGCTATCTTCTTGTAAAGTTGTTTTAAATACTTTGGCATAGTCTTCACTGTCAATTAAATTTTTTGCTTTACGACCAAATCTAATTGCAAGTTCTCCCGTGTGCGTTGCTTGAATGATCTTTAATTTTGGCTCACGGCCCACCATCCATGCAGGTAACAAGTAAGATGCAAACTCAGATTTTGTATGTCTTGGAGGCATATTAACTATTAAACGATTTATTTCGCCTGTAGCCAATTTATTAAATTTGTCAGCAATGTGTCTATGATGTGATCCTTCTATAAAGTCTGGCCACACACATTTAACAAAAGATAAGAAGTCATCTTTAGCTTTATTCTGTATTTTTTTTTCTGCGTGCATCACTTGCAGTTGTTTAAATTTTCTACGAACATCTGCAGGAAGTTTACTTATGTCTATATTATTCAAATCCATATAAAATTTTTGAAAAATTTTTTTCAAACCATTAAAATTTTTGAAAAATTTTTTCAAGGTTACTATACCTAATGAAAACGATTTTACCAACCATAACAGTCTAAGTCTTAGCTATAGCTAGATATATTATAATTCTTTTTAAGGAAAAAGGGGGGTCGGTGTTGCTTGGTTTTTAGTTTTTGGCTTTTGTTTAGGATCTCTTGGCCAAGATCCATGGATCAAGAACCTTGATTTATTACTAACGATAATTTTCGCTATCAATACTGGTTTCCGATAACTAGTCAGTTATCAAACATTTTATAAAGAATTAAAAACTTTCTTAATATCCTCGTATCCTTGAGCCAATGGCTTTGATTTAAAACCCACTTTCGAAAGCTCTCGGATCATTGACCCTTGAAAAAGTTTCGGGGATCTCGAACCGATGGCCTTGACACAGATGAAGGTGTTCTTTGAATGTTTAATATGAAAGGCGATTTGATGAGGTGAGAAGGTTATCTTGTTCCCTCTCGCAACTTTTAATTCTACTGTGAAAAAGGAGCAATTAACATTATACCCCAATAAATCAGGAGTCCCAAGAAGGACAGAATTTTCAAGTCTAATCCAACTAATTTGAGGAATATTCTTTTTGATTTCGTGATAAAATTTACTTTCATTCTTCATTAATATTTAAAGTAACATCTACATTTAAAAAGAAACAATTTCAAGTTGAAAACACAACATATTGTGTCTGAGCTGGAGGACCTACTAAATGTAGTAATTTTAAAAAATAGTTAATTATTTTGTTGATTGCTTTTGATTATCCTATAATCTCCCAAATATATAAACTTAAAAAGGAGAAATATATAATGACTACAAATAAGATATCTTTCAATGATATTGAAAGTGGAACAATGCAAGACATAACAAGAAAATTTATTGATAATCATATTATCTATAATCAATCTTATCTTGTAAGTGAGTTAATGAGTAAAGAAGTTATATCAATAGAAGATTATATTAACTTCTATAAATCAGATGAAACTATAAAATCTGAATATGATGTAAAGACAGAAGAAGAAATACAAGAAATAAGAGACAATGGCGAAGATCAACAAGAAGTTTTTGAACATTGGCTTTGCTCTGATTGGTTTATTAATCAAATGAAGAAACAAGATGAACCAATTTTAGAAACTGATATTGGTATTTGGTGGGGTCGTACTTGCACAGGTCAATCAATTTATCTTGATTATAATATTCAAGAATTGGCTTATCAATATAGTCATGACGAAAGACTATTCAAAAATAAAAATGTTGCCTAAGATCGAAACCCCTCAATTGAGGGGTCTTGAGGTTAATCCTCAACTGATGAGATCAGAAACAAAAAAAGGAGAAATAAAAAATGAAAAATAGTGTAGTTACATGGCATGGGTATAAAAATTACAATATGAATTGTAATATTGAGGACCTTAAAAAAAGGGGGTTTGAATGTTCATCTTATAATAATGATCTCGCCCCTTCATACACAAATAAAAAAGGCAATGTTCAAGTTTTTTTCCTTGATCTAAATAGTGATGAAATGAAAGCTGAAAGTATAACTTATAAATTTTCAGTAATGAAACTTGATGAACATGGTGAATATAGTGAAACAATTGGCACAACTAATTCATTCGAGGAAATGCTAACAATGGTTAAGAAAGGAGAAAAAGAAAATGCATTTAATTGATAAAATATTAAATGACCCTAAAGAGATGAAAAGAATTGAAATAAGTTCTTTAAATCAAAAATTAGGGTATTGGAAAAATCAAGAAAAGAAGGCGAAGAAGTATGTAAAAAAATATGAAGAAGAAATAAAAAAAATAGAAAGGAAAAAATAAAATGGATAAATCAATAACAATAGCAAACGACAATAATGAAAAAATGTATCTTTGTAGTTGGAATGATGGAGATATTGTTGAAGTACATACAGAAAAAACATTGAGAAAAGAATATCAAGGAACTAATTTGTTCGATAAGGAAGAGGGCAAGTTAATTAATGATGCAATGTTTAATTGGTGTACTTTGATACCTACAAAGGCATATGACAAGGCAAGATCATTAGACGAAGTTTTTAAAAAGTTCAATGATGAGGAAAATTATTCTTTTGTCGGTTACACATGGCGATTGGATAATTGTACAATAGAAAGGATAAAATAATGAAAAAAGTTAATATGAAAGAACATTATCAAACTAAATTAATTTTTAATTTTGATTTAGATCAATTCAATGCGATTGAAAAAATAGATAAATCATTTGTAGGTACTAAACATTATATGGGTTTGGCTTATTTTTGGGATCACGAGGTTAAGCATTGGTTACGAGATGCAACTAAATATCAAAGGGTTAAAATACATAAATTGTTTATGGCTAATAAAATACCTTTTAATAAAAAACAAAGATATTTTATATCAAATAAATTAGCTGAAAAAATATGTATGAAAGTATGCAAATAAATACTAGATGTTGTGTCCAAGCTCTAGGACACAACTCCAGGTAGTGGTCTAAAAATAATGCTTGATAATATAATTTATGGGACTATAAATGATAAAAAAACAAAAAGGAGAAAGTATGACAAAAGAAAAAGAAGTGAAAGATAGAATAAATGCTTATGTTGAAGAAACTTGGAAATGTTGGATAGATCAAGAAGCGTCTATGAAAAAAAATGGTCTTAAAAGTATGTTTGAACAAATATTAGAAGATGGAAAAGAAATGGGAAGAAAGGAGCAGATTTATGAAAGATCTTAAATGGATGATAATATTCGGCATTACATTTGTTATTGGTTTCGTATCAATAACAATGTTTGCTTTACACCAATGGGCAACAATGGGGGTTGTATGATGTTAAGACTATTAATGGTATTACTAGGTTTTATGGTTTTAATGCTTGGAGTAATACTTGCAATTCATACACAACACGACATACTAGGTTTATTAATGGTTTTTGGTGGTATGGCTTCAATAACAGAGGGATTACCAAATTAGAAAGAAAGGAAAAATAAATGATGTTATTATGGGATGTAAAAAATAAAAAAGAAGTTAAGTTTGATTTAATATGTAGTGATATGAGTATAAAAAATATATTAAAAAATTTTTATCAATTAAAAAACTACAAACAATATAAAATAATAAACATAGAAAGCGAGAAATAAATGATAGACTACGAAAAAATAATAAGATCGAATCAAGATATGCAACTTAACTCAACTTGGAGTGGGTCAATATATGCTTTGAAAGAGGCTTTATCTTATGTTGATACCAACAAAGATATTGCAATAAGTTCGAAGGTAATAATAAAAAAATACCTAGAGAAACAAATAGAACACTACAAGGATCTTCAACAGAGAACCGAGATAGGTAAAACTCTCAAAGGTATCGAGAAGAAACTTGGAGTAGAGATAACATAGAAAGGAAGAAATGAGTAAAATAACAAATAAACAATTAGAACATTTTCTAGGTAGTGATCATGTAAATAAAGAAGAATTGTTAGATGAAATAATATCAATACTTAATAAAGAAGTAAATGTTGATGACTATGTTCAAGATGTAAGTGATTATTGTAGAGGAACAAATGAAAGCTAGATTACTAGAGAAAGAAGACTTGTTGAAGATGGTAGAGCCCCACCATCTCAACGAGTTTAAAAAATGGAAAGTAAATGATTTAAGAGAACATTTTGGTCTTACACACAAGGTTAATGGCGAATATAGAAATATGAAAGGTTATTGTTTCGATTGCCTAACACCATTAAAACCAGATTACACACACCACGAAAACTATTGTAGGGATTGTTAATGGCACAACAAAACGAAGAACATTTTGAAGTAATAGATAGAAACAAACACGAAAGTTATCAAAGACAAAAGATACATAATCTTGAAGATAAGGTTAAGCAATTACAAAGATCGATTGAAAGAATACATGAGATTTTGGCTAAAATAACTTCTCCAAATAAGTCTTAAAATCTTCAGTTATAGGTTTAGTCTTTAAACCATTTTCAACAAGGTCATATATTTGATTTCCTAAATACATACATAATCTTTTTTTCTTAACATCTTTGACCAATATAAAAGTATTTATAGGATGTCTTATGTGAAAAGATATTTGATGAGGTGACAAACGAATCTTATTACCAGATTTTACAACTTTAAGCTCTATGGTAAAAAAATTATTATTTAAATAACCTAAAAGGTCAGGTGTACCGAGTGCAGCAGAATTTTCAATTCGAGTCCATTTAATATTAGGTGTATTCTTTTTGACATATTGCCAAAATTTACTTTCGTCTTTCACTATTGGCTTTTGCTTGTAAATTAAAATGTATGAATCTAAATGGATCAATACCATGATCAACACTAAATTGATGGGGTAACCACGAATTAAACAATAACAAAGTTCCAGGTTTTACATTAACAATCTGTCTTTCCATGGCAGGACAGAGCTTACTATGGTCTTTGATTGGAAGATTGAGCATCATACGAGCTGGTCTAGGATCGTGAAAGATTGGTTTAGATGTCCTATCAGAACACTCAACAAAATAAAAACCGGATATATGATTATCCCAATGAACATGAGTATCTTGATGACCTCCACCATCATAAGCAAACTTTTGTATCCACATTTCAGTATAATCTAGTGTGTGATTAGATAAATCAAAACCTTGATCTGTCAAAATGTTGTAAGCTGTATTCCGAACTAACAATTCAAAATTATGAAATCTATCATCTTCATATAATTTTGATTCTGAATGATAAGACAAACCATGATCTTTGATTGCTGCGTTATATTTTTTCTGTCTTTCTTCAATTTTTTGTTGTGTATTTTTTATGGCCTTATCTGTATGTTCATCACAAACAGATATAAAATCTTTGTCATTTAAATATTCTGGTATTTCTGCTTGGTAAATTAATGTGTCAAATAAAGAAATTGTTTTTAAATCACTCATTAAAGAACAATACCACCATGATCTTTAACAATTTTACCCATAGGAGCTTTTTCAGGGATAACCTCTATTACTATTCTATGTGACTCTCTATGTCCTATAATTCTATTTTCCATTAATTTTATAGATTTAATGTCGTGAAATACACCATCAGAAGTTTGCACTTGCATTCTAGCGTGTTTGACTGTTTCTGCTTTCAAAAATTTATCTAATAC